CATCTAAATGATGTAATGACTTAATAGCAGTAGACATCCAAGGTATGCCCCTTGTTTGCTTGCCGTATACACATCCTCAATGTCTATCTTTCGAGGCGATAAGCATACAGCCTTGTTGAGTATAGGTTTGATGTATTGCCATTTCTCATCCAGATATTCCACTGGAACAGGCAAAAATTTCATCCCAAAACTACATACATAAAGTTTCTGTCCGTTTGTCCGTTGTTCGCGTGTGTTACAACGAAATTCTGTTTATTTCGTGCAGATATAAATATTGTGCCGTTGCCTACTTCTGCTGACGCATTGGCAGTCAATGGGCTATATAAAATTATGCTATCACTACTAGCCCTTAAATCTGTGACTGTAGTTGTTGTGGCACTTGCCGTTAGGGTAAAAGACCCAGTAGAGTTTAGCTTGCCTTCGAGCAGTAAATTTACGGCACTACTAACCTCTCTAGGCGTTCCCCCAGCTTGGGGTAGACGCAGAAAGTTAAAATTAGCCATTAGCGTCTTCCTAGACTGGCTGTCTCAACATCTACACCTAACGCATAACGCCAAGTACCACCACTAGCATTTACTCGCACTCTATGATAGCGACCATTACTCCTGACGGGTACAAAGTTATCAGTGTTCAGGTTGGCAGACGCAGTGAACGAAACAGTATCTATCTGTCGAGAACGAGACCCCACTTGTACAGTGAGGGTAGGAGCTACATCTTTCGATGTAACATAGGGTGTAACACTCTTAACGAGTGACTTCTTTAGTTTTGCTGGCTCAAACTCTGCTGTTTCCAAGGTTGCAGCCAACGCATCGCCTGTAAAGGACGCAATCTTACTACTAGAACTTGCAGCAAAGGCACTCTGACCGCCTCTAAAGAAACGTGAGTCCAAAGACGTACCCAATGCGTCTAAGCTACTGGATATCGTAGCCAAAGCCTCAAGCGTAAAACTAGGCGATATTATCGTACCTATAAACTCATGGTCTAACTCTGCTAATGACCATCGCCCAACAGCATAGTTATACATAATTATCTTATCAGGCGTACCAGCAACGCTTTCATTAGATACATAACTCCATGCAACCACCTGATTTATTGGGTCTATACTGCAACTCAATCTATCCAAATGATGCGGTGATGAGTCATCAAAGAAAAACGTATCTACTTTTTCAGCCCCAATCGGTATTGATCGCTCTCCGTTAAACATAAAGAAGCCATCAGAGGCTAAGTAAAATATCTGTGTAGGCGCAAGTGCTGATATAGAGTTTGGTATATCGCACCCATGCCCTGTCTCCACCATATCAAAGGTGAAGATCAAAGGAGAGCCTACATATTGCATCCTAGCAATACCTCTCTCCAATAATACAACGCCAAAGTCACCGCCAACTAAGCCAGTAATGTTTCCAGCATCAGGTATGTCCTGAAAGTCAGCCTGATTAGAGCCTACTGTCCATGTGTCCGCATTGTTAATCTGTGACCACTGCACTCTAAAAGGGTTATTCGTAGAGCTTGTATTGTTATGCGCTGTTACTACAAAGTCTCGTATAACCGCAAGAAACTTAGCCTTTGGTGAGCCAGATACATCCGCAAAAGTACTGGATGACCCAAGTGTGTATTTCTGCAACAGATTACTTAATCCACTTGCTGCATAGACACTGTTGCCAAACTGGACAAACTGCCATTGATCGTCACTTGCTAATGTATACGCACCACTTTTTACATCGTCTAACGCTGCTGTTGCAGCATTAAACTTAAATAACTTTGTAGCGTTACCAGCGAATAAATGCACTGTGCCACCACTATCAATAGTCGCAAAGAACCCTCGTAAGTAGGCATCAGCAGCTTGTGATAGGTTTGCTAATCCCAAGAAGGGTCTGTATCCCCTTGCAGCAGCTATAACATTTGTAGCCACTGTTGCGCCACTAGAGTTCAATGGGGCTTGGTCAGGTAGCCACTCTCCAAAGGGTATCATGTAGCACCAAAGTCTTGTTTCATAGTTAATGCACCACCGCCAAAACGTGCTTGTTGCGTATCTCTTTTTACCTCTGTTAACGCTCTACTGAACAACGCATCATATTGTGTAGCTCTCGCCTCATCCATTAGGAAGGTATGCGCTGCAACAAGAGACCCATATAAATAACAATCTGGGTGGCGTGTCAGCACTGTATTGCTTGTATTAGAGTCGGATAGGGCTGTTATGCCGTTACCAAATATTATCTCTATTGTTATCACTGCGTCAGGTATAGGACGCACATGAATATTTGTGCCTATGATGGTGTAGGACACGGGTGTGCCTTGTCCTTCAGAACTATGCGTCTTGAAAAAACTATCTGGAGTCGCAAAGTCTAACACCCTGTTAGGGTTGTTGTTTAGCTTTACCACTCGTATCTCACGCAAATCAGTAGGCAAAGCATAGCTTTCTGTTCCGGCTACTGTGGAGATAGTTGTAGAGGTCTCCTGTGAGCGTGTATCTAACTCCCTAGACATTCTGGCTTCCGCTAATGAAATAAAGTCAGGGATATTGGTTGTTAAATCATCCCTCGCTAGAAAATTAGCTATTGAAGTCTGTAGGTTAGAATAGGTATCTAAACTCATGTTAATCGACCACCAGTGGTTCTAAAGTGTTTGTTTTCAGGGTCTTGCAGCCATTTCAGCCACTTCTTTTTATTGTGTTTAAAGTGACCAAACTTCTTCTGTAATTCAAAAAATAAAGGTGCTGGTATCTCAGCTATCTTTTGTTGATGCTTTTGGGTGTTCCCAATCAACGACCCATAACGATATTCACCCTCTTGCTTTTTGGCGAAATCAAGCACAGGAGACACGTTGACTTGTGTGTTTACCTGAAGTCCATCAACAGTGTCTTCAATCCATGTTTCTTTCCCTGTGTGGGGATTTTTACTAAGTAAAACTTTTCTCATTGCATCCTCAAGAGAAGAGGGGGCTTGCACCCCCTCATCCATTATAATTATGAAGTGTTAAGATCAAACACCGCAGCATGAGCCTTTGGCGCACGATTGATTAACACATACTCAGAAATGATAGCAAACTTTGTTGCATCTCCTGTAGCTGCTACATCAGACACACTAAACATTCTGCCTGGTAAGTGACCGATTGCGTAGTGGTCACTGTCTAACAGAAGTATCTCTGTGTTTGTTGCGTTTCTGTCAATAACAGCGTTTAGCGTACCAAAGTCTGTTAGGAACAGAGATACAGAACCAATGATTGCTGCTTCATTTGGTGCAGTCATATGCAACTGGTTAGTCACAACTGAACCTGAAGAAAGGTTACTGAAAGCCACTTTGTTAGCCGGACTTAGAACAAGCATATCTGGTTGTCCACCATCGTCATACGCTAACTTCATAGCATTTTCAATATCAGCCAACTCAAGCGCATCGTTTGAGCCTGACATAGTAGCTGCTGCACTACCATTACCGCCTGATGCTACAGAAGAACCAGACTCAAGAACAACATTGCTCATGTAGGACAAGAACTTTGCTGTCTTTCTTGGGTCTGAAGCATCTTTTGCTTCGTTCTTGAAAAGACCTTTTTCTATGTCTCTTCTCTGTTCAATCGCCTTGATTATCTTGACATAGGCTGTCTCTCTGTCTCTACCAGCTTTGTCCACAACATCAAGTGTATTTGAGACACTTGCTGCTTGTGCTGCAATCTGGTGTACGTTTGACAGTCTGGTTGTCGCTGTTGGGTTGACGTAGGAAAAGTCAGCCCCTTCGTTGACATGGTTATCATCAGCAGCAGACGCTAACTCTTGGACTTGCCAATCGTGCGTAACTGCCTTTGTGGTTTCTTTTGCTGCGTTAGAGAACACAGGGGTCTCATCAGGGTCAATCCTATAGATGACATCCGATAAGTCCTCTCTCTCTCCAACCGCATTTGAAGTTAGAAAAGTTGCCATATTATTTACTCCTAAATAGCTACTTGGTTAAAAGATATTCGACAGCAGCATCTCTACTAGCTGTCTTTTTAAGCTTTGCCCAAGCGTCTTTTCGTGCTTTGTCTTGTACATTTGTACGTGGTTTTGGCTGTCCAGCCTTTACCATTTTAGGCGCAGTAACGACTTTCTTTTTTACGACAGTCGCTTTGTTTTGTAGATTGTCGTAAAGTTGTGCTTTTCGTGCCATGTTTACTATCCTCGCATCAGTTGCGTTATTTATATCATCAGTCGAAAAGCCCTGATTTCGTAAATAACCGACTAATTCGCCTTTTTCTTTGGCTGCAACACCTTGGTCTTTCCACGATGGGATTAGATCAAGCAGTAAATCAGCCTGTTTTGCTATTTGCTGAGACTTCAGGACTTGCTGTTCGTGTTGAACCGCTTGAAGTTTGCTTTGTCTCTGCTGCTCCTCAACCAAATAGGTATTGTATGCAATGGGGTCTTCGGCTTTCAGTTGCGCTAACTGTTCCTGACTCATTGCCTGTTGGGGTTGTGCTAGCTGTTGTTCGTACACTTGTAGGACTTGAGCATATTTCTGACGCTCTTGCTCTAAAGACGCTTCCTTGCTGCTTAACTCTTTTCGCTGTTCCGCAGCATCTTGTAGTCTTTTCTGAGCCGATTTTTCAAGTTGATAGTTTTTAATGAGTTCTTCAGTATTTACGTCATACTCCTCACCATCCACTTTCACTCTGTAGAGGGTCTCTTCTGGTTCGGCTTCTGCCTCTTCTTCGGTGACTTCCTCTGCCTCTGTTTCTTCTGCTTCTGTTTCGGTTGGTTGTTCTTCAACCGCCTCAACTTCTTCAGCTTCCACTTCGGTTGTTGGCTGGACTTCGCTTACTTCTTCGGAAGGGCTATTCGTGTCCAATAATAGGTTTACCGCATCATTTTGCGATAAGTTCCCAGTTCCCTCTTGAGGGTTGCTAGGGGTGTCTTGCATCCTAAACTCCTTTTGTTAATTGTTTATCTGCAAATTTTCCAGTCTTAATGACGGATTCCAATTGTCCTTCTAAATCTCTAACGGCATTATACATATTCCAGCAATGCTCTCTCGTTGCTGTATCGGTAGGCATACTGTCAGCCCACGCATTGAAGTAGTTGCCTTTTAATACCTGAAATGACTCAATCATAATAGGGTCTGTCATTATAGATTGCGCCCTTGCGCCTCTGTGACGCTCTTCTTCTAAGTCTGTCATTGTGCTGTCGGTAGGTTCGTTGATATCTCGCCACCTAATGCAAGTTTCTGTTGCCGGAGATTAAGTTCAGCCTCAAATTCAAACTTGCGTAGCTCAATTTTTGCCAGCATCTCTTCTCTCTCAAGTGCAATTTTAGCTTCCATTTCCTCACGCTTTAGCTTTAACTCTTCCTGTAGCTTTAGCAGTTCAATATTCTGCTCTGGGGGCTGTTCTTGTGCCTGTTGCGCAGCCTGATCTAACGCCTCACCGCTACTAAAGAACTGGTCTGTATTCTTAAAGCCAGCCATTTCTGCTATCTTCTTGAGCGTATTAACATATTGCGATGGCTTTACCACAGGGTTGTTAATGCCTAACTCTCTCAACATCTGCTCTTGCTTATTGGCAATCTGTACCAGCATCGCTGCTTTCTGGTCTTCTTCCCCATTACCCAAACCAACATTTACCTCTAAATCATACTCATTCGCAAACGCTCTTGGGTCTATATCCACATATTCATTCAGCAAGCGTATCGTAACCGCCTTGTCCTGATGCTTTTGGATAAGGTGGAGGATGTTAAACATCATATCTCGAACACCAGTCTCTGCAAAGACACGAGCAATCATCTCTATCTTGAGTTGTGCGCCCTGTATGGTAGCGTTAACAGCGTTGGTTGATGTTGACTGTAACTGCTTTGGGTCAAGCCCTAGAGAGGCTTTAGAAAAGCCTGTACGCTGGTCTCTAATCTGGTCTGCATACTCAAGCATATTGAACGCTTGTGAGCCAAGTTGAGGAACGGCTAATGGCTGTACCATTCCAGGGGCACGCATCCTAACTATTCCCCCTGGTCTGCTTGATAAAAGGTCATCAAGATTAGTCTGTCCTTCTACAACCGCTACTCTAGAGTTGTTGGTCAGATACAGATTATCCAGCATCTGTCGATAGATTTGCGACTTGATTAACTGCAAGTCCATAACCATCTCAGCCACACTCAAGCCCACCATTCTATGAGGCATTAGTATCGGACTGGCTATCGCAAAGGGTATCTTGTCAAAAGGCTCGTTCTCTACAATCTCGTAG